CCATTGCATTTCTGCTAGGTCTCTTTGTTTTGCTTCCTCGTCTGCAACAGCTCTTTCCTCTGCAAATGTTGGCTGTTCTTCTGTAGAGGCTATTATTTCTTTCCAGGCTGCATTGGATTTTCTTGCAGCGTCGAAGAATTGACTTAAACTTTTTTTTTTTTTTTCAAAAGGTATTTTAGAAAGTATATCATCCTCGCTGTTTAGTATTTCATCAACAGCTTCAGTTTGTATTCTTGCTGTTACCATATCCCCAGCGTCAAGAGCTTTCATAATTGGGATTGATAAAGTTTGTAGAGCTTCCTCTCTGATAAACCCAGCAAATGGGTATGTGCCTATTGCAGAAACAACTAAACCTGCTACCCCTAAACTTAATCCTGTTTTGCTTAGAATAGCACTTGTTAAGCTCTGAGATTTAGGATTAACTGCATATCTTGCTAAAACATTTATTCTTTCATAACTAACTCTATGCGCCAGTGTTCTTGTTTGCGCAGATGTTAGTCCTGCAGCTTTTCCGATTGCATCAACATTAACACGAGTTCCAATAGTTCTTAATGTTTTTGGTAGAAATTTCCCCCCTACTTGAGCACCTTTTAATAATCCTCGAGCTACTGAACCTAAACCTGCAGTTGCAACAGTAATTACTCCCTCTGTAATTAGTTTTCCAGGGGTTGCAGTTCCAAAAGGAGTTTCTAATTTTCCTTCAGTGATTGCTTTTTTTGTAGTTGCTTTAAACTTATCTACAAAACCAGTTTTCTTTTTATTTAATTGAATTATCTCAGAACTCTTTTGTCCAGCTTTAGTTTCAACCCCTCTTTTATCGAGGACTATTGGCTTAGCTGTTTTTGGCTCTATTTTTTTCTTCTTTTCTAATTCCTCGTTTCTTTTTCTCTGGGCTTTTGGAATTCTCCCAGATTTTGTGTATGAATATTTAACCATTATCGCTCACTCCCTGCTTCAGTGTCATTAGGTTGAGTAGCCCCACTCTCACTATCTTTTTTATTGTCTGATAATAACTCGTTTTCAAGAGAGGCTGGAAACTCTAAGTTGATAACCAGATTTAATTGACTTAAAACTTGTTCTTCTATGAATAGCTGTTTTGCTTCTATTGTTTGCTGGAAAGCTAAGTATCCTATTTTAACTGCAGCTTCTGTCATTCCTCCTAAACCTCCGACGATGAATTTAGGAACTCCCCCAACTTCATAAAAAAGATTGTCTAAATATTCTATCCAGGAGAGAGGGTTTAGTGTTGCATTTGGGGGAACAGATATCAACTCACTTTCTGAAGCGTCAAAAGGCTCGTAGATGTTCTCCATACCGCTTCCTGTTGCAGTATCCATCTTTGCTTTATATGCTGCGATTTCTGTGTCATCATCAGTTTTTAATTTGAATTTCCAACGAGGGATTACATTTCTGTGCATTGCTATTCTATTGTCAGCCATAGCCTCGTTTTTCATATCTATTATTAATTTTAATTTCTGTGCAATTCCTGTGCCGTGGATTTCATCAGCTATTCTATTACGAGGAATATAAAAGATTTGTTCTGGTTTGTATTTTTTAGGGTGTCCTTTAACTTTGGATAGTTGCTCAAATCTGATTATTATTCCTGCTCTATTTGCAACGTGCTTCATAACTGCTGGGTCTAAAGGTTTTAGATTAATTAGATTGTCTTCATCATCTCTAATGATTTCAGCGTAGGAATTACCTCCTAACTCAGAAGTTCTAACCATATTTTCTATAATTGTGTTGAAAGTGTCAAAGCCATTTCCTTTAATTGTATCTAAAAGAAGTGTTGTGATTTCATCAGCCATAAAACCTTTACCCATAGTCCAGAAAGCTTTGGCGTCGATAACTGAGGTTATCTCTGGAGTTTTCTCATCTTTATAATAGCCGAGAGATTGAGAAAAGTTTGTGTCCATCCAAGTAGTTTCTTTTTGTTCTGAAGCTGCGTCGGTTGTTGCACTATCCACTGAAAACGCTGTCATTGCATTTGTTAAGTCTCCTGCAACCATTCCGCTTATTCTGTCTTGTGCCATTATAAAATCATCTCCTGAATTATTAATTCTTTGATTGGGTCTTGTTCTTCTTCCAGATTAATTGAGAAACCATTAGCTTTACTTTCTTCTCCCATATCAAAGCCTAGATGTTTAACTTCTCCTAGAAGTCTGCCCCACTTTCCTACTCTGTTTTTTTTATTAACAATAATTTCCACTTCTTCTCCGAGGATTTGACTTTCTAACCAGCTTTTACTTGCCCCCCCATTTTCTTCATTCATTTCTGCAGCCATAATGTTTGAGAAACGGATAGGAAAATCAAAATCTCTAAAATTACAAGTTACTCTGATTGTATCGCCATCAACAACTTTTACAACTCTTGCCCAAAAGTCCTCTGCTATTTGTTGGTGTGGGCTGTCAAAATAATAGAATGCCATTTGTGAGTTTGTCAGTTCTGGAAATCGTTTAAAATCATGTGCCATTTTATCTTATTCTTATTATCCAAACCACATCCATATATGTTGGGAGTGTTGAAATTGAATTTGTGTATTTTGCTGATTCATTGTCTAAATCTATTGTTGTAGTTGTTCCTGCGGTTGTTGCTTCGAAAGTAACTAATGCCAAATTATTTCCTGCTGCATTATAAGAGTCATCAGAGTCGTGAAGCCAATTATGAACATGGGTTTCACTTCCGCCTGTTCCCCCTGCTGTATCAGCACCTCTAAGGAAACGATTGTCGCCGTTTAAGTCTGGTATAACTGTACCGTTCATTGAGGAGAGTGCATCAGCAACCGTAGAGCCATCGCAGAGCATCCAACCCACAGGAAGATTTGGCACTCCTGCGAGATTTGAGAGCCAAGGGATAACCCCCCCAACAGGGACATCTCCAACTGAACGAGTTGAACTTTCGATTAATGTTGTGCCTGTTAATAATGTATCTGCCATTATGAACCCTGCCCCACAAAAGAGACTGTCTTTTGGTCTTTTAATAAGCCGATGCAGTGAATAAATCTCGCCCAACAAGTGTTTATGATGTTTTCTTGTTCTCTTTGTGAGCCATAGCCTGATGCTTTGTATATTGCTCCATAAAAGCCCACGAAGTTTGAGACAGTTTCAGATAAAAGATATTTTGTTGATGCTGGGAGTGCTGTGAAAGCTGCTGTATCTACTGCGAAAACTTTTCTTGATAATGAGTTTATGAAGTTCTGGGCTTGTAAGCAGAGTTCGTTAATTCTATCTTCATCAACATTAGTTGAATCATAACCATTGCCCATTTTGAAAATACACTCTGCAGATGTTGCATAAATTCCAGTGTGTGCCATTATAATTAGCAGAAAGCAAGGATATTTAAACCTTTGTTCTTTGCCATCCAAATTGCTCTTATTATTCCCTCAACAATATGGTCATAAGAGCCAGAGTATGCACGTTCTCCGTTGGATTTGTAAGTTATTTGGATTGATTCAAAAGATTGTTTTACAGAACCCTCATTAAAACATTTGAGTTCCCCACGCCAGCCCATTTCTTCTAAGACATCGTACATATATTCTTTTAACAATTTGGTTTTTTCTTTTTCTGTTCCGATTGGGCGGGTTGCGTTATCCAAAGCGACGAGGCTGTTTTTAAGTTTTGAGTTTTCCATCATGTATTGATAGCTTCCTGAACCGACACCTCTGCTGTCAAAGCCTATGGTTTTTCTGCCGTAGTTAAATTTTTCTTTTAGAGTTATAATTTGTCTTTCTATTTGAGGGCCTGAAATTGAGCCTGAGAAAATATTGAGAACTTGGGTTACATTTTTCTTATTTGAGGCGTCAAAGCCTTCAAAAGTTGTTTCTCCTTTTCCTACACCTCCGCCGACATCAATTCCTAAAACTTGATTTCTTTTTGAGATTACGACTTTTTCTTTATCTATGACGCAAACTTTCTTAATCCATTCGCTTGTGAATTTTCTATTATAGTCATCGAGAAATTCGCCCAGATATTCTTGAGCAAAAGCTACAGGGGAGAGTTCGCTTTCTTTTCTATCCAGAAATTCTTTTGTATGTCTGGGGCAATCTCTGGCTGATACGTGAAATTGAGTTATTTTTTTGTTGAGAGTGGATTTATAGAAGAAGCCTTTTTTACATTGTCCAGTTGAGGCTAAGATAGTTCTTCCTTTAGAAACTGAAATTGCTGGCTCTATTGCAATCCAGGCTCTATCTGGAATAAAGGCAGCTTCATCTAAAACCAGCATTGTTACTGTTGGGCCTCTCATTCCTGCCCCAGTATCTCCAACAGCTTTGCAGATTATTTTGGAGTTGTTTTTTAGTTGCATGAAGTGGAGAGTGGGTCTGCCTACGATTTCTTTGGGATGGTTTGCAAACATATAATCTTTTACTTTCCAAAAAACATGTTCTGCTTGTTCGATTACATAGGCTCCAATTTCGATATAGGAATTTGCTTTTTTTGTTGCTTCTTCGCAAATTAATAAAGATAGTGCAACAGTTTTTCCGCATTGTCTTCCTGAAACAACAGTTATATCTCCCTCTGTTTTTAGAAGTTCTTCTTGCCAGGGGTCTAAAGTTTTCCAGGGTTCTATTAAATTATATTCCATTGCGATTATATATTTTTTATATTATATAAAATTTTCTGTGTGGTTTCCTACATACAAAAAAAGAAAAAAAACTAATAATCGCAAACAAAGAAAGAAGAAGAAAGGGTGGGTAGGGGGGCGGGACATCAATAACTACATCACGTTAGTGAGTAGTAGCAAAGTTAATGAGGTGAGTTCTTAATTAATCAATAAGGAAACCCTTTAGGGTTTCCCTTTAGTTAGTCACTACAATTAGTCAGGAAACCCCACAGGGTTTCCAATTACCCACTACATTGCTTAACGAACTTTATTTATTAAGACAATAATCAAGTTGGCTTTGCTGTTTTGCTAATGCAAAGCCAAAGTATTTAGATTATTTAAATACTTTGTTAAGCAAAGCACCACTCTTTAGGGGCGAGAACTAAGGTAACCTTAGTTACTATGCACTTAGGTAACCTTCGTACAGAGAAGTTATTTAAAGAACAAAGCTTTATAATTAATATGGAAATAGCAGGTATAGGAGAGAAGATTTGGGTCAGCGATGAGGAATTCATAAAAGCAAATGAAAAGTTGTTTATAGAATTAAAAACTTGGTTTAGGTTAAATAGAAAATCAATTCTAAAAAATCCAGAAAGAGATGGAGATTATGTAAGATATAACAATCAATCAAAAACAGCTCATAGTAGAGTGGTTGGTTAATATTGTGTTGTGGTACAAACCTGCTTAAACAGAAGACCTTCAAGTCTATACCTAAACTGTTAATATCACACAACATAAGCAGTCATATTAAGTTCCTCACTACTTAGAACACTACTACTTATGAGCTATTTTAACATACACACATACTTATGGAAAATAAAAACCCAAGAATATGGAAAAAAGAACCTTGCCTTAAAGGAGAATGTAAAGGATTTAATGAAAAGCATTGGTGGAGTGTTCCTTTTACAGCTGTAGAAGGATTAGTTGTAGAGTGTTTTCATTGTGGAAAGTTTAAGAAAATTAATATAGATTAAGCTGTAGCAAAAAAAATAACTTTATTGGCTAAGTTTATTTAATTCTTCATCTATTTCCTTTTTACTTTCTTCACTTAATTCACCGAAGTACATCATCAATAAATGATATGCTCTTTTATAATCCATTTTAACAACACCCCCTTTCAAGCTGGGCTATCTCATTACGATTACCCTGTTCTAACTCACTTGCAATCTTCCACAAACAAATTAATCTCCTCTCATCTAACTCTAACATAATCCTAAACACATATCTTAATAGCTGATTTACTTTATTCATTTTTATCACCCCCCTCTATCACCACTTTTTTTCGAACTGCAAACAAGTTGCACACATTATTTATTTTTAGGGTATAGTAGCTATTCCCATTTTTATCAGTCTTTTTCCACAAGGCTACACCCAACTCCCCATCGAAGTCAGGCTGAACAGTTTGTTTATTTTCCATTTTAAACTCTCCTATATTAATTAATAAAGAGGACTAAGCCCTCTAAAGAGCAAGGGCTTAGGACGTTAAGCGTCCATAGGTAGTGATGAAAGATGAGAAAAAATATTTATAATTTTCTTTTCACTTCCTGTGTAAAATCTTAAATAGATTTTTCTTGTCCATCACGGAACTCAACGTATTCAATCTCTTTTTCTTTGTTCTTAAATGCTATCTTTATTTTAGAAAAAACATTATTATCTATTAACCATTTACACTTCTCTTTTTCTTCTTTATCTAAATACTTTCCAACTTTACATTCAACTCCAATTACTTCATAAACATATCCATCATCTTTTAATCCTGCTTCTTTAAATGCTATAAAGTCAGGAAATCCTGTTCCTATTGCTAAAGGTCTTCCAGCTCCTCTAAATTTCTGTTTTGCAGGAACTAATTTACCAAATAAACTTCCGTCAGAATTTCTCATTCCTACTATTTTTTCCCCTCCTTTGTTTGAAAACTCAACATTATTACTCCACTTGGCTACAATCCATCCCTTAGACTGCAAGTCTGCTCTAACTCTCCTCTCAAACTCA